GGAACCCAGTTCTCGCGAAAGGACTTGGCTTTCTCATACTTTTGTATGTACTGCTTGGCAACTTTTTCCATTAACTAAACCGATCTAAGAATCCACCGCCACCTGCTCTAAATAAAGAACGACGACCTGTACCGCCACGCATAGCTTTACTTTCAGCGCGTGACTCTACTGCTTCACCAATGTCTTCGCGTTTCTTTTCTGCTTTTGCTTCAGCTTCTTTACGTTTCGCATCTTCTGCTGCTATACGAGCATCCGCTGCTTCTTTCGCCTCGCGATCTATATCAGCTTGGCTTCTTCTGCTACCGCCACCACACATATTATTCTCCTTGGTTGTTTTACATTGGTTGGCATAGAAAAGAAAAGTTTTCAATGCACAATTTAGAGTCTTGACCACAATCCTTGTCTACGCTGTGGCTTCTTTCGGTTATCAAATACATTAAAACTGCCCTTTGCTACTGTTGCAGAGGCTGGTTTCTGGTTGTTTATTAAGGCTCTGCCCTCTCCAGCACCTAACATTTGGTACTGTAGCGCATCATGTACGTGTGAAAACATATTTTTATCAGGCTTATCTGCGTATCTTTCGCCAGAAACCTCCATACGTCTGTACTGATACCCACCTTCAAAGCCTTTTATTAGCTGCTGACAGCGCGGATCTATAAGAAATGCTGGCTTTCCTTCTGTCATTTTCTGTAATTGGGACGCAACACTCTCTAATCTTAGGTCAACAGAATTAGACGGAGCAGGGAAAGCACGCAAACCAGCACCACGCAGTATGTGAAAGGGCGTTGATTCATCAGTTTGAGCGCGGAAATCACCAGCAGGGTCGCCATATATAAATACCTCCGAACAAGTTGAGAACCTAGTAGCTATCTCTTGGCGCAAAACCTCTGCAAATCTAACGATACCCATGTCAAATGCAACGATTTCTTGCTGTATTAGCCACCTACCACGCACCTTTTGCCCCATTGTAGCAGCAGGTGTAAGCCCAAAATCTATACCAATGTATAGGGGAAGCCCAGCAGCGATAGGTATTTCCTCTTTTGCTACGTGCATATCGCTAGCAAACATCTGATAGATAGGTTTACCCTCTTGGATAGAGCCTAATTTGTTCATAACGTATACGTCAATCCAGCTTTTTGTCTTACCACGTATCAAATTAGGGTAGTAATCCTGACGCATATACTCCCTATTCTCTGCTACATCGTTAGGAACGTAGTCATCTATCTCGCCATCTTCGTCAAACTTCTCAATCATACCGCTAGGTTGGGTATAAAACGACCAGTTGTCGGGTTTTACCAGCATTTTAGCCTGTTCTCTAGGGATATGGTCAGGCACTGGCACTTCGCCAGACATGATAGGCCACCAATGATCTTCCTCTGGAGCGTTGGTATCACAGATAACGCCTGTCCAAGTAGCTCCGCCATCACGCATGGAAGGGAAACGACCTACACGCATGGTACATGCATCGATAATTGACTTAGGAATCTCTCTTGCTTCGTTAACCCATATGCCTGTCAGCTCTAAAGATAGCAATTTCTTGACATCTTCTGGCCTATCAAGTGCTAAGAAGAGGACTTCAAGCTCCAGATCACCTTTTTTTATCATATGTGTATAGGGAACTGACCAAGTAAACTTACCCCACTGCTCTTCTGGGAACCAATCAAGCCAAGTTTTTATGGTTGTAGTCTTTAACTGTGGGTTTGTATTACGGATTATTGCCCATCTGCTGCGGCGTATCCCTTGTTTATTAGGCTTCTGTGCTAGTGCGCGTCTAAAAATTTCTACGCAACAAGACACTGACTTACCAGAACCAACAGGCCCACGAATGCCACGAAAGAATGTGTCGTCTTTCATAAACGCCTTAACAACTTCGCCATCTGGCCTGTATTTAAAATCTATCACTTATCTAAAATCTTATTATCTATGCCAACTTTAATCATTCTTGCTGCAATTTCGGGGCCAATAGCCTCAATAATCTTGTCAGCTTCGTGATCTGTCTGAAAATCTTTAGGATGATGCTTCATATGTACTATGCGCACCACCCTACGTAGTGTATCGCGCTCTTTAGGCTGCAATGTATTTAGAAAACTCAAGGTTACTTTTCCTTTTTAAAGGGTGTCGCTCTAGTTTTTCGTTCTTTCTTAGGCTTTGCTGCCTCTTTTACCTCTATCAGAGGCTTAGAATCGCGTGTGCGCGTCTTTCCAGAGTAAGTCATGCCAGCTAATTCGTGTGTGTCACCCACATATGGGTCACCATTTTTAAATGTCCAAGCCATTATTTATCCTTTTTCAATAAAGTTTTCTTTTTAGGGAAGCCAGCTTTCATATTTTTGTAAGCCTTGTCGCTAATGGTAGAGTCTTTCTTAGATCTACTAATCCCTTTTTTCTTACGCTTATTTATGTTTGCATATAATCCTTCAGCCATTACTGGGGCTTCCCTGCTCTGTAGTCTTTAAGAAGACGTTTTACTTTTTTCTCTCTGTTTAGCAAAGAAGAACGACTTTCTTGACCTTTCACTTTTCTTTTAGCTGCATCAAATCCTGCGGATATAGCACTAGCAACTTTTCTTGGAGACATTAGCTTTTCAACACGCTTACCTTTTATTGTGGTAAAGTCGCTTTCAAACTTTGATTGCCCATCATAGCCAACTGTTTTCTTTAACTCGCTTTGTATTTGTCTTAATAATGTTTTTGCTGCAGGGGCTTGTCCTGTCATTTTTTTATTTTCAATTTTGCTAGGCATTCTTTTTATTCCTTTTACTAATGGCTGCTGCTTTTGACTTAGCGTCAGCTTTTGACGATGCTCCCCATGCCTTTAGGCTAAGAAGAAGTCTAGTGGGTTTACCCTTAGAGTCACGCTCTGGCCCCTTCATACCACCCATTCGTGCTAAGAAAGAAGCTCTCCTTGGGTTATCTCCAGACTTAACTGGGGCTTTAAGAGTACCACCTTTATAACTAGCACGCCCTTTAGCATTAAGACCGCCTTTGGGATTCTTCCCTGCTTTACGTGTCCATGCTGGAGTCTTACTCATTTTGCATACGGCATTAACAATGATCTAGCTGCATTAGCAACCGATTTGTTAACGTCCTTTTTCTTTTTCTTAGGATCAGGCAAGTCTGCCATACCATCCTCTGTGCGCTCTACCTTATCACCCACTGCTAGGGAAGGTAAGTCACCATAGTCCTTCTTTTCTTTCTGGTAGATCTCTTCAGTCTTTGCAGACACCGATCCACCTCCACCACCAAAACACATTACTCAGTCTCCTTTGTATATCCACTACTCTTCAACGCCTTCTTAGCTGTAGAGTTATCACTACTGTTATCAAACGTCTCTGGAACCTTATCACCAAATCTACTCATTTACAAAACCCTTTTTAATCCAAATATTTTTAGCTCTTTTGTTCGAGCCTTTTTTAGTAATCATGTGAGTGAGGGACGTAACATAACTTAGTGCCCGAGAGTTTTGACCCCCCACCCCCTTATCCTAAGTCTATTGACACCTTGATGTCCCCTGCTAATTGCACCTGAGATCTATCTATCGGCTTAAACCCTGCCCTGTCGAGCAAATCCTTGCTAGCTTCCAGCTGCACGTACTCAGATTTAGCCTGCTTGGCTAGCCCTGCTAACTGGTGTACAGCTGCAGGAGCATGTCTGCTAAACTCCTTTGCCACCACTTCCATCATGTACTGTTGCACATGGGCTAGCTTCATACTCTTCTGTGCAGTAACTCTTCCGCTGTCGCCTTCAGCGTATCCAGCTTCTTGTGAGGCTTGTGTAAGATTCCCACCATTTGCTACATACGCTTCAACGAGTGCAGTCTGTTTCTTTGTTAACTTCCTTAGTGCTATGTTTGCCATACTAACTCCTACTGTAGCCCCCCTCTCCCTCTCTCCCCCCATGTTTAGCACATCAATTATACCCTGTGTCAACGCACAAAACAGATGTTGGGCGATTAACAGGCTATCGTGAACGGAGCCTAAAGTCTCCGCCCTTCGGGCTTCTATCCTGATCGCGGTGCTTATCTCTTCTTCTGCGCTGAACACTAGCCGTTTGATCGGCTCTACAAGGATGCTTGAACTATGTTCGTCGGTGAACAACATTACATGGCAACTTGCCTTCAGCAAGTTGGCTACACTTCATGTTGTCCAACGAGAACAGAGTCCTAGTAGCATCCTTATTCGCAGATCAAATGTATTAACATACACACACATGAACCCCCGTGCGGATTCTGCCTCGCTTCGCAACATAAAATACAGTCCGTCAACCCCTCATGCTCATTCACAAGAGTTCATTTGCGCGTGAGAGGTAATGAGATTATCAATTTTTCTTTTAGAAAAATGGTCGCTTTGCTTAATCTCAATGACTGACAGTATTTTCCGTGCATATGTATTGGCATATCCACAAGGTGGTCTTGTGTGAGTATTAATATAAGAGGAAAGACAATGTATACAGTAAATAGATTACCATACAAAGATGGCATAGCAGAAATAGAGTTAGAAGAAATAGGTAGATATAAATCATACACAATAGCTCATACTATAGCCGAAGCTCTCGAGTATCAGCACAAGCTAGATTATTTCTTCGTAATAAAAGAACAAGAGATAGAAATAGTATAAAGATATAAGAAGTTCGCCTGCCCCGATGACTGACAATAGTCAAGGGTTCCCTTTGGCTTGCGCCCTTGACTATCATCAGTCTTCGGTGCTGGCCAGAGATATAAGAAACAGTAATATATAAAGGATATATACAATGACTAATTTAATCACAACAATGACTGAAACATATGTAAACAATACAGAACTATTCAACAACAGACCTACGCTATCTGACAAAGATGGTTGGTACAACGCAGATAGCATGACCTTTTTGCGTAAGATGAAGTTACAACAAGAGATACGTTTCTTAGAGTACTGGATACCACGTCAAGAACGTAGGCTCGATCAGCAAAAAGGTTGGGTATCACATTGGGCAAGACGCCGCAATGGTGACGAGATCTCAGAGAATAATTACCAAGCATCTTTGGCTCAGGCAAAGGCTGACCAATACAACGTAGAGTTTCTTCAAGCTCAGTTAGATGATGCGCAACTTGCGTATCAAGCAGAGAACGAAGAAGTATATACAACTGTTACTAACTCTAACGTAGCACCAGATGGCGCACCGACAGAGATAGACTCAGAGACAGCGCAAGATCTAGCGTCGCTAGGTATTACGCTTTGATAAAAGATATAATCTTAGGCTTGGTCATGGGTATTACCCTTGGCCTTGCCCTTTTTATTGGTGTGTACTTTTAGAAGACACGCCAAGGAATTGTTTGCACTGCGCGTGTGCTAGTGCTAACATACTGAATAGAAATGGAAAACAAAATGAGGAATCAAATGGAAAAAGAAACAATGTTTAACACGCCAGATTACGAGGCGTTAGATTATTTATTTAACACTGTATACAAACAGATCGTTGCATCAGGTATGCTAGCTGACAAGTACATAGAAGATAATGATTGTGAGCTTGCTAAAGAAACTAAAGAAAGCAATCCGTTTTCAATTATATCACTGATGCAAATCAAAAACTTTATAGTGGAGAAGCACAATGAAACACACACAACTGATTAAGTTTATGCGTGAAGACTTAGGTCTTCAAGGCTACTCGTATAAAGTATTAAAACTTGTAATGAAAACTAGTTCATCAGTAATTGCTGAGAAGATAGATCACCATCTTGCTCAAGAAATTATACATCAAGATGGTGAGCGTCATCCATATCATGCTTATCAAAGAGAAGCATTCATGTATAAAGTAGCGGCTCAGTTCTTAGATCTGTATCCGAACGAAACAATAGAGGAGTATTACCCATGATAGAAGTATACGATTGCTTTCAACGCACATGGTGGAAAGACAACAGCGACTGGCCTAATGGTTTAGAACCACATGCTGGTCGTAAGAATTACTATTTCAAAAACGAAATAGGAAGTGAGACACACGCCTTCTTCACTGAAGAGGAGGCTGTCGATTTTTGTAGACAGTGGAACGACACGCATGATGCAGGTCGATACAGTCTTAAAGCAGAGTACCAAGTAAGAGGAACAGGGAGATAACAATGAACATAACTATTATGAATGCAAGTAAGATTAGACAAGTGCGTAAGATCTTCAAAGATTTTACTGCTCTTGAACTCAAGGTAACTGACACCAAAGGCAATGATGATTATATTACATTGCACTTTGACAACAACAAGCAGCTTAAATGGGAGGCTTTGCCAGATGACCAACACAATTAAAACACCGCCGATGACACGGCAGCACTATGAATTTATAGCAGATCTAATGGGGCCAATGGTTGCTTGGCCTTCACATCTCATTGACATTGCAGATGCATTAGAGAAATCAAATCCTAAATTTGTGCGCAAGAAATTTCTTGAACGAGCAACCAAAGCATGGGAGGATAATCAAAACACAGGAGATTTAGATGACACAATTCCATACTGAAGTTGCAGCTAAGTTCAATGATTGTCCTGAGTGTGATGGTACTGGCGTAGTTGTATACTCCAGTCTCAACGACGACATACCATTAAGAGCATGCACTAACTGTAACGGAGATGGTTACGTAGAGATGGATAAACTTGACTGGCTTGATTGACTGCTGCATAAGAGCAGTATGATACAAAGTTATTGGCATACCATACAGGAAAAGCATAAGGAATTTAATATTCCTTTGCATAAAGTATTCATCAAGGCAGGGCTACCAACCTCAACGTATTATCGTACGTTAAATGGCAGCACTGAATTGAGATATGAAACCGCAAAGAAAATTATGAGAGTGATGGAACTAATGGAAGGTGCATATCCTACGAGCAGGGATAAGCGTAAGCTGCATGCAAAAGTTTCCAAACTATAAACGTGATACATATGTAACAACATCTTATGATGAAATGATTACAAGCCTGATTGATAGACGGAATCAATTAGGTATGTCACAAGAAGGGCTTGCATTTAGTATAGGTTGTACGCCATCATTGATTCATAAGTGGGAGCAGTACAAGCGAGTTCCCTCAGGTTTCATGTTCGCTTGTTGGGTAGAAGCACTTGGCTGTCAGATCGAAATCAGCACGAAAGATATTAAGTAATCCCACGTATCCGTGTGATGCATGTAATAATCGTACTGAATTTTTTGTTCAGATCATGGCAACAACAAGTCCAGCTACATATCATACCATATGTATGACATGTTATGAGGAGCAGACATGGCAAACAAAAATAAGTCTAAAGGAATCTACCACGAAAAAAGATTCTGCGAATGGCTCGACAAAATCGGCATCGAAAACTACCGAGTCCCACTCTCAGGTGCGCTCGGAGGTGAGTGGAGTGGTGACATCCACGTCACACTGGGCGGACGAAAGCTGGTAGCCGAGGTAAAGTACAGAGATAAATCTAATTTCCCTAGTCCATTTACTGTACTGGATGGCAGGGACATAGCCTTCTATAAAAGAAAGACAGGCAAACCACAGTCCCTGGTCATTATGCCAGCGGAATTATTTGAACACTTACTAGGAGAGACAAATGGAAAACCAAACGAAAATGATTAAAGCACACCTTGATAAAGGTGAATCAATCACAGCCATTGAAGCATTGAATATGTTTCAGTGCTTTAGATTAGCAGCACGTATGCATGACCTTAAAGAAAGTGGCTATCCTTTTATGAAAGAAATGGTTAAGCTAGATAACGGCAGAGCTATCGCTCAGTACACAAAGGTAAACCTCTAGTACGGCTCATGATACTAGAGGTTTAACAGTAAGAGGACATTAAGAAATGGAAAGACCTAATGTATGCAGACATATTACTACGAGATGTAATTGATTGGCAAGTAAACAATCCTAATGCTAAATATATTTTGATTGTGCTTGCACGTTACACAGATTTAAATGGTGAGTGCTTCCCAAGCATACCAACTTTAGTCAAGACTACTGGCCTCAGTAGAAGTACAGTCATACGTGCTATCAACTGGTGCATAGATAATAATTATATAACAAGAAAGTCTGGACGCACTGGCATAGCTAGTGTGTATAGATTCAAACATTTAATGGAGGATGATATGAAGAAGACCAGTGTCACACAGACACCCCAAGTTATATCTAATGTAATAGATATTAATAGTAATAGTAATACTACTTGGAGTGTCACACAGACACCCCCCTTCGATGCGTTCTGGTCAGTGTACCCACGCAAGATAGCAAAGGGACACGCTCGCAAGGCATTCGATAAAGCATGTAAGATTGCAGATCCCATTGCAATTCTTACTGCTGTTAAAAAATTTGCTGATGCTACTCAAGGCACAGACAAACAGTTTATCCCTCACCCTACCACATGGCTCAATGGTGAGAGATGGGAAGACGACATCGAGGACGTTGCACCTAGCAACAGAACCAACACAGATTTCTTAGATGAAATCATCAATGATATGTCGCATAAAAAATTAGCCATAGATAAGGAGTAACACATGGACTACAACCAACGCACATCAATGATAGGTGTCTGGCTACAGGGTATCTTAAAACGCTACACGCCACCATCTAGCATGGATCGTGACACACTCGGTCAAGAGCTTCAGCTTATTGTCGAGGACATCAACAACAATATACCATCATCATACGAGAAGGTAGACCTAGAGGTCGTGCTAAAAAAGATCGATGGTCACGTCCGACAGTATCAAGCTTCTCGTACGTGGCCGACAATCAAGACGTTCATCATGTCGACGAAGACAGCTGTCGACGAATACTCGCGCAATACAGAGAGCTTGAAGGTGACATCACAGAGCAAGCTCGACGCAGCTGTACTCATGGTCAAGCGAATCAAATCTGGCGGCGCAATACCAGAGTGGATACTCAACCCTGACTCTATCTATCGACAGCGACTGCTGCTTGACACAGATCTTGTCGAGTCTGACTTCAATAAATATCTTGATCCTACTGCAACAATGCAGTAGACAAGTACATATAAGAGGAGAATAATAATGGAACGTAAAGGATTTATTGGCGGCAGTGACGCTGTCAAAATAATGAACGGCAACTGGTATGAACTCTGGCAGATCAAGACAGGTCGTGTCGAGCCAGAAGATTTGTCACACAAGTAGCAGTACAGATGGGCATACTATCAGAGGACATGAACCTCGGTTGGTTTGAAAGAGAGTACAGCAAAAAAATATTAGAGAAGCAAGACAAGTATACACGCACACACAATGGCGTGCCGTATGTGGGTACGCTTGATGGTGTGCTAGAAGATACCAACGACATTGTTGAGGCCAAGCATACGTTTGCACACAATACATTAGACAAAGTGTGTGACTACTACATGGCGCAGGTGCAGCTGTATCTATGGCTATCCAATATGGATGGTGCATACATGTCAGTATTCTTTGGTAACAACAGATGGGAATGTGCATACGTTAAGAAGCATGACCCATACATAAGTGTAGTGCTTGATGCTTGCACAGATTTCTGGGCGCACGTTGAGAGTGACGATGAACCTATCGGACACGACCAACCAATCGCATCACCTAAGAATCTAGTACCTGTAGATGATATGATTAAACGTGACGCTAGTTCGGACAATCATTTCACATACCTAGCACAAGAATACCTAGAGTTTGAACCTGCAGCTAAGTCATTCGAGTCAGCCAAGAAAGATCTAAAGGCTATAGTTGCCGACAATGAACGTGAGGTATACTCAGATCTATTAACCATACGCCGTGATAAACGTGGCGCATTACGCATTAGCAAGAGGAGTAAGTAATGGAAAAATTAGAAATATGGAACAGACTAAAACATTCAGACCCTAAGTATCTGAAGAAGGTTAGCTTCGGGTCGCGTAGCTTTACAGCTATCGATCCGCAATACCAAGTACGCATGATGACTGAGGAGTTTGGTGCTGTTGGTCACGGCTGGAGTTGGGAAAGCACAACAGAAATTGTGCAATTAAGTAATGGTGATGCAGCTATACTAGCTCATGTAAGCGTATGGCATGGCGCACGATCAAATAAATATGGCCCCTTCACTGGGTGTCGTAAGTTCTTCGATGCAACCAAAGGCAGACTAGCAGAGGATGCACCTAAGATGGCTGTCACTGATGGCCTAACCAAAGCCTTATCACATCTAGGATGTAACGCTGACGTGTTCCTAGGTGAGATGGATGGCAATAAATATGCAGCTGACACTGGTACTAAATCTGCAGGTAGCAGTTGGTAAATGGGTGGCTGGTATAGCAAAGAAGTTATACAAAAGTTTTGGTGTCCGCGCTGTGGTGCGGCGCCAAGAATGCCCTGCTATAATAATGAAGGGCGTAACCATCTTGAGCGTATGAAGAAAGCACAAGATTTAATAAACAAGACTATCAAACAAAAAAACAAAGCAATAAAGAAAAGGAGCCAGAAGCATGGCATACGACAACACAAACACAGGCGCAGCATTCAAACCTTTCGATAGCATGAAGATGATATTGCAGGGCAAGATAAACCTAGAGGGTAATGATCGTAAGGTCGTACTCGTAGCAGATACAACCAAGAGTGGCATGAAGATCATTGAGGTTTATCAGAAGGTAGGCGTGTTGTTTGAGAACGACAAACGTGGTAATGATAATGCCCCAGATTATTCTGGGCCAATGGAAGACTACGCTGCAAGAACACAAATGCAGATCGCTGGCTGGAAGAAACAGAAAGATGATAACAATTATCTTTCTATGCAGATCAGTCAGAAACATGGCGGTCAACAACAGGCACAACAGGTTAGCACAGCACATCTCGATGTAGATGATGACTCAATACCATTCTAAAAACTAGGGCGAGCTTCGGCTCGCTCACACACGGAGGACTTATGACTACACCAATCACACCAGAACTAATCGCACGCATAAGATTCTATGCAAACAATGGCATGACAAAAGCACAGGCCAACAGGATCTATGGCATACCACGTCACGCAATCAGGGTAGCTGTTGAGAATCACGATGTAAAATTTACAACAGGCTACACGACAGGCGTTGAGCGTGCGTTCAGAAACCAAACAGATAAAGAGTACGAAGAGAAAGAACTTATTTATAAGTCAACAGTACAGCGCAACAGGTACGAGCAGTATCAAGAGATACTAAAGACTGCAAAGACAGCAGCTGAACGTAAAGAAATTACTTATGGTTTTGTGCTGCATGAGTTTGAACTAACACAAGCTGCAAAAAATAATAGACCGCCCTTACCAGGATTTACTTCAAAATTTTCTAGTCATCCAAGGATAGCGGACATGCTTCGTGCGGAGCATTAAGCTCCGCCAGAAATCTATATACCTATACACCAACGTGTGCAATCCAAGAATGTATTTTCTTTGTCTGCTCCATACGATCATCAAGCCCATGTACTCCACCATTCACACGCTTGGTTATGCTAGTGATAACTGAATCATTCACACCATCATCAGCCATCTCGAACAAGCCATTGGATTCAAAGAACCACATGGCAGATTCAAATGCATACTCAGTTGCAACAAGATCAGGGTCAGTCATCACATCAGGCAGTCCCATGTCACTAGCAAAAGCTCTATAGTTTGCCTTGCCTGTTAACTGGATGAAGCCGCGGCCTACCCATAACGCCCCTTCATTCTCCCCATTGCCCATGCGATTAGAGTACACCTTGTTAGCTAGTGCCTCTGGGTTACGCGCATAAGGTGCAGCCGATTCCATAGTTGGAAATCTCTTAGGCCACACACGCATCATAGACTCAGCAGAGTAATTAAGATTCTCTCTGGTTAAGCGAAACATTCCTGACTCATGTGCTGCTTGACCAAGCAAATGTGCGCCGCGCTTACGATTCAAACCAAAGTGTTCAACGATTGCTCTCGCTGTATTGGGGCCGAAGTTACCATCAGGTGTTGAGCCAATGCGAGTCTGCAATATCTTCATTGCCTCAGTCATTTTTTAAATCCCTTCATTGTACGGATACCAAAGCTGGCTGCTATGCTGGCATACAACGACCATTGAAACCACTGCGGCGCAGCTTCGAGATTAGCAAAGCCCTCCCTCATATAGGGCTGCAGCGGTGGTACAAATGAACACCCAACGATTGCAATGAAACACACAGTCCAAGCTTCATCCTTCCAGCTATTGTCGCTGGCCTTGATAGCTGCTTGTTCCCAAGAGATCTCACCAGTTGCAATCTTCATATTGGTTTCGGCCTCTGCTTTCTTAACGGCAGTCTTACCATCAATGTAACTACCAGCTAAGTCAGCAACCTTACCTGCTAAACTAAGTCCAAACATATTACTTTCCTTTCGCAAACGCTGACGCACCAAAGAACGCAGCAACTATACCAGCAACCGATACAAAATATACACTTGCCATGCTACCAAGTATCTTAGCAGCCTCAATCAAAGTCAAGAGATCTGCTAGCACCACCGCCAAGGGGTATAGGAGCATCCCTGACAGGGCGAACCATGTCATCTTACGTTGAGCATCACGCTGGGCATCTTCATCCTCTAGGCGACGCTTACGATCCTCGTACTCAAGTGCATCCCATTCTGCTTTGTCTATGTTGCCATCACCATTGACATCAAATTTTTTAAACTCATCCATGTTATTCTCCTAATCAGCCAGAGGATTATCCAATGCCCTCTGTAATTTACCCATCAATTTATCTTCAAGGTCTTTCATCTCAGCATCTTGGTTTGATCGCAAGCGTTCGCGTTGCGATTCAAATCTAAGATCTGCTGCATCTATCATAGTGCGTACCTTCTCTTCTGTCTTGCGCACCAATGACTCAACTCTATCTGCTTGCTGCTCAACTCTAAGAAGATCATCACGTAAATTATTTTTAATGTCGCGTGTGTACTCAACTGTCTGCTGTACCTGCGCATCCATCAAATCCATTTGCTGTTGATATTCTCCTAGGTCTAAGCCAGCTACCTCTTCTATCTTCTGGTACATAACAAACCCACCATACAGGCCAGCAACTACAGTAGACACAAAGGTAATGATTGCAAAGACAGATGCAGCCGATAGCTTAAAGCCACCAGCACTAATCTTTTTATCAGCAAGCCCATCAAATTCTGTTAGGTCAACCATCAGTTCTCAAAGTCCATATCATCTTGTAAATTTTTAAGCTGCTCTAATTCATCACGCAGCTTTTGTATCTCTAGCCTACGTTGTGCTAGCTCTACTTGGTATAGATCATCACAGTTAATACGAGACTTAGGTTTATCTAAGGGTATAACTATACGTGCATATACACCTATGTCCTTACCTCTGCTGCTTGTTTCTAAACCAGACAGTACACCAGTAATACCATACTCAAGGTTAACACCACCACCTACTGCATTACTACATCGCAAGTTGTTTGCTTGAAAGCTATCAGACTGCCCATTGATAGGTGGACTAGGCAATGACAATCCAAGAGAACTATTGTCTGCACATACGCTACTTGCTAATAAATAAAAAAATACTGCAAGTCTCATGCTGGCATCCCATCCAATCGTGAGCAAATCTTAGAAGATACTAGCGTTTTAGTTTCAAGCTGCCTTCTAATCTTAGAGGTAGTACATACATACACTGCTTCATCTAAGTCAGACTCACGTATGTATACACTAAAGTTCTTACGTTCCTTGTATCCTACCTTGATGATTCGGTACACAGCAGAGAAAGGAATCCTATCCCAGTTCAAATCATATAGACCTATCTCATAGTAGTTGATCTCTTCCCTTGAATTAAACAAAGACAGATCAACCTTAACCACACCAGTAACATGTGATGGTTTTACTATAGGATAGGCTGGTGTCATCTCATGTGCAGAGATAGCAGTTGCCCACCCTAGAAATATAAGTACCTTACTTAGCAATGCAGCTAGCCTGTACTACCGCAGTATATATACCACCAGTAAAAGGTTTACTTGCAGCTAGTGTTGCAGTGCTTGATGTACTAAACCAAGTGCTGCCAGCTACAGTTAAATCAAATACAGTTGTGTTATCATATACAACCTTGGCTGATTCATAGCCTGACATACCAGCGTCACTTGTTTGCGTTACTGATGTAGACCCTGCCCAAGTTACATTATCTGTAAGAACTGGCGATGAAGAAAACGATGAAGGGTGAGTTATGTTTGCAGTATAGTAGTCAGCTAAAGCTACATCAAATCTTATAACAGGTAACACACCACCATCAGAAGGTGCGGTGCTTAGAACTGATGCACTTGGATTGCCATACACACCAGCTTTATCTGTTTGTATTACGCACTTAGCTGCAACATTACCTGTAATATCTACGTCAGCGTATGCTGGTAATGCACAGAGTGAAAGTATTGCCAAAGAATATTTCATGTTAAACCTCATTTGTTGTACTGCATATCAACCATTTGTTCATGCAGTATCTGTTGTGCTAAGTTATTGCGCAAGGCTTTCTTGTTGTCAGCTATCTCTGAATCAGCAAGACCAGCAACGTCAGCATACACGCCACCATTGATAGATGCATTGTAGTACATAGCTATATTAGTTTGTTGATTGATAGCCATAATAATATCATCTTGTCCTTGTGCTTGGAATAGAGTCAGCGCATTGGCAGATGCAGTTAACCCCATCTCAATTCTAGTTTCTTCTTCTTCCTCTTCTTCACTAAGAATCAGATTACCATCTTCATCATACTGAAACTCATCAGCTTCTAGTGTCTCGATTACAGCATCATCTTCTAATGCATCATAGACTACTACCTCTGGTAACTCAGGCATTGGCTTTACATATCCAGCACAAGTAGGATCAGACTGTGGGTCAAAGCATCTATCTATTCTGTAGTTGTAAATAACAACAGCATCCTTAACGCTGCCCTCTCCCTCTACTTCAATAGATCCTGTACCCCAGTTTGTTGCTGGTATGTTGCTAAGATTAAAAGACTTTACGATTGTATTGCTTGGCATACCTGACCAATCATCTGTCTCTCTGAATATATAACCGCTGCCGTTTGCATTCTTATTGCCAACGTGTACCAGCATATCATCTTCAGTGTTCTTTACTGTGGTGTACCTATAGATCAAACCATTTATATCTATGCCAGATGCATCAGGTAGGACACCTGTCATGCTCCAGCTTAGTGAACTAGATGCAGCGTTACCTGTAGCCCCATAACTATAAGGATCAGAGTGCAAGTAAGAAGGCAAGAGTGCTAAAGATAACACCCAAACCAATTTTTGTTTCACCATTTTTATCAAAGACTTTCTTGATTACATTGTTTTGATCACGCTCGATCTCTTCTTTAACCGCTTCCATTTCCCATGCTAGCCTAGCTTTATCACCTACCAACCCATTCTTGGGACAGGGCGTACCTGCATTAAGCATGGCTTCAAATACTCTTTCGTCCTGACACATTACAGATACAGCTGCAACTTTCATCCCCATATCATACATGGTTTTGGCGTTCTTTAATTTTTCACAGTTCATATCTCTAACAGTACGACCAGCAGAGATACCAAGTATCTGTGTCTGCACAGCACCAGCAACACCAACAGTACATAAGTCAGAGTTACTTGCGCTAATCTGGGGAGAAATTGCAGAAGGTGGTGGACTATTAATTGTAGTATCCATCGACCCATCAGAGGTTATTGTACTGTTAGTGTCAGTGTAGATTGTGTCATCAGCAGCAAGACTGCTGCCGATTAAGATAAACAAACCAATTAATATTGTTCGTAACATGTTACATTTTCATTAGTACCGCAACGAGTAGGGTTAGTATTGCTCCTGTTGCTGCAATCATAATGCTTTCCATACGTTTAACTCGACCAAATAGATCTTTAAATTGTATCTTAACTTCTGTTTTAATTGCAACCACTTGCTTTTCTAACTCGTCAAGCCTGTCATGCGCAGAAGATATAGTTCTTTTATTCATCTGTACTTTCTTCCTTTAGGGAATCACCAAGCATTTTAACAAACGCTTCCTTCCCTACTTTAAGTTGGTCTAAGTTAAATTCTGCTGATCCAATTTTTTGCTGCAGAGAATTGATATGGTTAATAATAGTTTTCTGCGTATCAGTTAGTTGGTCTTCAGTGTAGTCTTTATCATCAATCGTAATAACCTTTTTATCTTCAGCCATTTTGATCTCCTTTAGTTAAGTTAAAATTACCAAGGCATCCCAGTTGTGGATGTTGGGTTTGCAAGTTCAGCTATCTTAGCATCATTCGCCGCTTCAGTATCAGCTTTGACTACTTGTTCGTGTACCCATTCTAATACGTTTGCCTCTGTTAGATCATCATAAGGAATGTAATCATCGTCTGATGGTACACCTGTATGAGATGTAGTTCCATATGCTGATGCAGTGTTAGTTCCATCTGTGCTTTCGCAACGCCAGTGTGCTATTGTTACTGAGTTGTCAGATGTGTTTCGCTCTAGGTTAGCGATAGACCATGTGTGTGTTGTTGCCATTTTCTTATCCTTATGCTGGTTTAGTAGGCCATGTTACTGAGTTAGGGAAACCAGATTGCTCTGGTAGGTTAAGTAAGTCAGTTCGGTACTGTGTCCACTCTGCTTGTTTAGCTTCTGTAAGTTCAGCCCAGCGTAGGGGATTAGTAACTATAGGGTCTACTTCTTGAACTAACTTCTGGTCACGCTGACCTCGTAGATTTGCCGCTAGTTCTGCATCTAGTTCTTCTTGAGTAGGTGCTACATAAGCCTCAAAGTCTGTGCCAATTAGTTCAAGCAATACGCTGTTGTCTACAGTCATATCTGTATCATCAGGGTCTAATCCGTAAGGTATCCAGCCGTGTTCTGGATGGTTAATCTCTACTTCAAACCAAGTGTTCTCTGCGTTAAGTGATTGTGCGTTACGCACTTCTGTTATTGTTACTTGTGGCATAAACGCCTCCTGTTGTTATAATTCTTTATTAAGATATTCTGACCCAAAGTCCTGTAACCCCAACATTTCCACTTCCCCCTGCGTATGACATTAATCTCCACGTCCCACTACAAGTAGAATTGCCACCATAAGCAGAATTACTACCGCCAGACGTAACTCCTTGCCACCCACCAGCATAATACCAAGCCGAACCAGATGATATATACAAAGAGCTTCCAGCTACAGTTGTTCCAGTAGTGTATGTAGTATAATTGGCAGGTCGTCCTGATGTATAAGTACCAACAGCACCAGCAGTTGTACTACCGCCAACACCTGTTAGGTTAGAGCCATCGCCGTGATAGTTTACAGCGTATACGTCTTTCCAACGAACCGAAGATGCACCTAAGTTTAGAGTGTTGTCATTATTAGTACCAGTTCCGTTAACTGGTAATAAAGTTCCACCACTTTCGTCTACTGCAATACCTCGATTGGCTGTACCTAGATATATTCTATCTGTGTTTATACCAATCCCACCACGGTCTACTCCACTTTTATGTAGTTTTATTACACCGCCATCACTGCCTGTACGATTAGCAATAATTGGACTGTCGTTGTTTTTTGCTACTGAAAGAATGCCAGATGAACCTAGTGCAATACCATTATCTGCAGTTGAATTTGCACTGTTATTATAAGGCGTTGTATCAGTAGTACCCACCAACAAGTTACCTGATGAGTCAATGCGCATACGTTCTGAGCCAGCGTTTGTTAAAAATATTAGGCTAGCCTCTGAACGTACAGCTAAATCTCCCACGCCGCCTGAACCAAGGCCGTTAGCACTACCTATATACCCTGCTGTCCCTGATGTGTTAACCCAAGAGGTGTAAGAGTTTGTAGCACCTTCAAATGTAGCAACGAAAGAGTCGCCAGTGTTTTTGACATGCAAGCGTCTACTAGGTGAACTCGTACCAATACCAACGTTTCCTGATGAGTCTATGCGTACTTTTTCTGCTCCTCCAGTAAATATTCTAAAATCACCATTAGGGATAACTAATGCTGGGGTGTTTTCATTTAGGGTAACATTATTTTCAAACTTAGCTTGTCCATTAACATGAAGCAAGGTATCAGGAGAACTAGTCCCAATACCAACGTTGCCACCGTTAAAATAACTATCCCCACTGGTGTTTAAAAATACCTTTGAAGTATGTGAAGAGTTATTTAACTCAAGAAGACCATTGTTTGAACCTGTAGAACCCAGTTTGGCGGTTTGTCCTCCACCTGAATCAGTAAGTAGAATGTCTGCACCATCACCCTGTACATGTAATTTCTCACTAGGAGAACTCGTACCAATACCAACTTGGCCTGATGAGTTTATTACTAATCTATCAGCAGATGCCTCAACATCATGAATAGTTAGACCACCATTTGTTACCCCAGTTATACCTTGATATATCTCAAAAGTGTCTGCGTCTGAAGCCGTACCTGACAATCTTATTTTAGCATGACCTACTGGGTCGTGTACGTGTAGCTCTGCTTGTGGAGAACTTGTCCCAATACCAACGTTTCCTGATGAGTTGATGCGCATGGCTTCTGAGCCGTCAACACTAAATCGTATGTCAGAGCTTGCTTTTGAGTTTGACCTATCTGAAAAGAAATACAAAGAAGTATCACTCACAAGTATTTCACCTGTGTTTCCAGAGGATGTGTCTTCAAGTTTTAACTGATAGCCTTCATCCTTTAAATGCATTAAGTTAGTAGGATTATTAGTACCAATACCTAAATTCGCTCCTGATAAAAACATATCACCGCCATTAGAACCTAATGCCGCTATTTGCCCAGAACTATCGTGGAAAGTTAGATGATTTGCTGACGTTGTTACATCAACCTTAGTGTTAATTGGGCGACCACCCCCTGTGGAACCTGCAATTTCTAATGCCGCAGGATATGCACCTACACTACTTGTAGTGCCTAAATCTAAACTTTCAGCACTAGCATCCCAGAAGAACTTAGCAGTTGTGCCTGTGTCCTCGTAGAAGCTGATGTCGCCGTTGTAGCTAATAGATTGACGTAGATTAGTATTTCCTAACGTATCTGTAGTGTAGAGATACATGTTAGCGGCAGGAGAACCTGAACTATTCTTTACTGCGATTTGACCATTTGGTGCAGTAAAGTTTAACGTCATTGTATCGTTAATGAAGCTGTTAGAGCCTTGAAAATAACCGCTGTCGCTGGTCACTGTGCCTGTTACGTTAATACCTGTTGATGTTGTGGCTAGTTTGGGGGCATTATCATAGTAAAGAGTAACTGCACCGTCATTAACCATCGTTGCCATGTAGTCATTGGCACCAGATAAAAACTGTATTTGAGTTGTCCCACGCAAGCGAAGCTGACCAGTGCCTTGATCGTCCAAATAACTATGTGACCCATCATGATAAATCTGTAGGTCAGACCCAGCACCGAATATGGCTTTGTCGTTGTCGCCAAATGACAAGTTGCCTGTCATTGTGCCGCCAGTTGTAAGCAATCCAGATGCATTAGTAACGTCAGCAGAGCTTAATGTAACAGCGCCAGATCTAGTATTAAAAGATGTAACAGCACCAGATGCAGTAAACGCAGCATCATCCCATGCAGAACCTGTCCAAATATAAAGCTGGTCTACTCCAGTGTTCCAATAAATACTACCTGTTGCTAACGCATTGCCATCATTATCAACTGTTGGTGCAGAAGATTTACTACCTAAATAAATATCAGTAAATTCATCTAATGCAGTTTCAGCAGCAGTCTTAGCTGTTTGTGCTGCTGTTGCAGAAGTAGCAGCCGCTGTTGCAGAGTTAGCAGCATTTGTTTCTGCGCCTGTTATTGAAGATGCACTTGCTGCAGCTGCTGTAGCTGAACTAGCACTTGCAGTTGCACTGTTAGCTGCATTAGTTGCGCTTGTAGCCGCTGCATTTTTACTTGCCAATGCATCTGCTGCAGATCCAGCTGCTGAATTGATAGTAGAAATATTAGTTGCTACAGTATTTATATTGCCAATATTTGCAGATACAGTAGATATTTCTGATACTTTTGGCGCAACAGTATTAACATTGCTAATGTTATCAGCAACAGTAGTTACTTTTGTTATTACATTACCAATATCATTAACGTCATCTATGTTGTTAGCGACTAAATTAATGTTAGTTGCGTTTGCATTAGCTGTAGTTATTGCAGATATATTGCTATTAACACCAGTAACGTCAGCAATATTAGAAGCTACGCTATTAACCTGAGTTATAGACCCAGCTACTGTACCTATATTTGTAGATGCAACAGCTACTGTATCTATGTTTGTTAACTTTGCTTGTACCGCAGTTATCTCGCCAAGAGAATCAGCTACATCATTAACGTCAGCAATAGATCCACCAACTAAATTGATGTTAGATATGCCTCCAGCTACAGTATTTACGTTTGCAAGCGCAGAATTGATTGCAGTTATGCTAGTCATTGAGTTGCCAACAGCAACAACTTGCGCGTTAGAGCCAGCAACAGTAGTAATATCACTACTAATTCCAGCTAATGTAGCAATTTCGGACGTTACAGAACCGATTGCTGTTAAATCCGCGCCAGTAGGGCCAACCTCTAAAGCACCAGAACTGGTGTTAAATTGGATAGTCTTACCTTTGCGGCTGTCAAGTGCAGGGAGGAGTAAACCACTTGCCAACTCATAGTCATTAATTTGTATTGTTCGTGACACTCGATCATCAAGGTCTGCAATCTCTGCAACAATGCGATCTAGCTGCGCATCTATAGACGCAGCGTTATAACTAGACGTTAAATCGGTTGTACGCTCCAAAGGAACGTCCCTGACAAGCGTTACCTCATCATTTAACGTAACACCAGCGGACATGGTTACAGTCCCTGTAGAGCCATTTCCTCCAGAAACTGTATAATGTGTGGTAATTGTTTTTAGTGTACCCTCGATATAAACTTTTATGTCTGTGTTATCAAAGAACTCAAACGGAACTGTAAACACAGTCTGATTTGCTGTTGCTGTGTAGTTTATTCGTGGGTTGTTGTTAGCTATATTTATTGTCATGTGTCACCTCTGTACCCTTTTTTCCATTGATTGCATAGAAGCGCAACGCACAAAACATGCCGCACAATTTACATTCTGTTAGGTAATTGTCCTACAATATCTTTCATAGATTCTTTAATTGTATCACCTGTAGCCATTGTTTCTATTAGAGGTAACATATTTACAAATTTCTTTGCACCTTCACCTATATCACCTTCAACCATAAGTTTTATTGACCGCATCATTTCTAATGTCCAATCAGCAGGTGCGCCACCTATACTTACTGCTGCACCAAATGGATCATATCCACCGCTATACTTAGGTTGTATTGGAAATCCGCTATCAAATCCAATTTCATGTGCCATTGTAATTGTTCTATACAACAAATCACTATGTAATGCTGCAATACCTGACATATCAAAAGATCTCATTATCTTGTCTTCTATGTCCATTTTTTCCCAAGCCCAATCAGGAGTGCGGAATTTAGTAATACTATAGCCTAACGCCATAGCTACAACTATGTGTGCTGTTTTATTTCTTACCGCACCTGCTGCCATGTTTCCTGTTATTTTATTTAACGCACCAGCAACAAAGCTATAAAAAGTAAATGGCAATGCTAAGAAACCAGACTCAAATCTTACATAACCTTTAACCCTAGAGTCTTTTGGCATCTTGTCATAGTATGGCAATGTTCTAGCTATGTGATCTGGTATGTAAGCAACACCATCCATAGTTATAGGCTTATCTTCTGGGCCACCCATAATAATTCTATTCATTACGCCGCTACGCAATGCGTTTCTAAATTCTTGCACAGCCTCTACATCTGTCCACGCTTCAGTGTTTGGGTGTATTAACTCATTACCTTTTGACTTTTCCCAAGGCATTTTACTTATACGTTTAGCCATAGCTGGCGTAATATTATATCTAGCTAAAAATTCTTTTTCAAAATCATTTGCTTGATTTTTTGACAATCGTATTGAGGCTTCAATAATTGTGTGTCCGCGTGCAATACTGTCTAATACCTTCATCCCTATTGTTACAGGGGCAAGACCATTGGCAACAAAGAAAGCATTATTAAGTCTATCTGGCACAGTTTTATTAAACATATTGTTAGATAAATTTTCCATATATCTTAGATGTGAAGTGCCTAGTTTCATCTCTAAGCCTTCTCCAGCAAGTTTTAATTCTCTTGCCCCCATTCCCCAGGATACATCATCTGCTAAACCTATAACAGTACGACCTATAACATTAAGTTCGTGATCCATAAATATAGATGCAGCATCGCCAAAAGCCGCTACGCCAGAACCACCAAGAAATGTCCAACTTGTAGCAGATCTAAGCATATCGGCTGTTTTTGTATCCCAAGCATCAGGTCTTTTTAATACACTTCCAACTACGCGGTCATATGTATGAACATAATTTTTTATAAACTTATCTATTTTTTTGGGAGGCACGTTGTCTTTTTCCATATCCTTTCGCAATCTAAGTATCTTTTCTTCAAAAGTCATAAGATTGCCATTGTCAGGATTTAGGTTAGCTTTGTGATATTCAAGCTTTGGAGCAACTCTTGCGCCATAATTAATCATTAACTCTTTAACGTCAGTAACTAAATAGTCTTTTATTGCAGTATTAGGTATGCTTAATCTGCGAGAAACAAGAGGACCGCTACGACCATAACCAGTAAAAATAGCGTCAAGGGCATCTTCTTCAGTTTCCTCCATAATGTTTTCTATTGTTTCTTCTGCTCTACGATACAACGAATCTGGATCAGTTGCTAGTCTTTGCACAACATACATACCTTTTGCGTCTTTACTTATAACAGTAGGATCTTTTTTATATGCTGCAATTAAAGCATTTCTAAATCCATCTCTATCTTTGTGTATTTTTTGTCTGTTAAATATACGTGGTAAATCGTATTTAGTCTTTGTAGTCTTTTTATCGTTGTATTTAATTATATCAGCAGCATTATCTATTTTTGCCCTAATATCATTTATTGCTACATTTAAATCAGCTAAACCTTTTTCCATTTTTTTTGTAAGATTTAGTTTGCTATGTGCTAATTGTAGCTCTTCTATTGATTTTGCATTATTTATTATATCAAATTGTTTATTAAAGTTATCAATCTGATCTTGATAATTTTGAATTGTAATTTCTACGTCTGATTTTAATTTAACTTGCTTAGAAGTAAGACCTCTATCTGCTTGCTGTGCAATTAATGATTGTTTTATTTTTGTTTGCTTATCAATAATGGCTTGCATGTCTGATATTTCAGAAGTCATCCATTTTTTGTTTTGATCAATTATTTTATTAGTAACGCTTATTACCTCAAATGCTCTGCCAATATCTTTATTATAAGATTCTTCAAATATATCTCGGGTATTAATTAAACCTATGTCTGTAAGTTCTTTACCATACGGCTCAAAGTAAGCTCTTACAGCTTGCATTGCTTCAGCTTCATTAGCCGTTACCTTATCATAAGGAACGTCATCCATAATTAACCTGCCAATATGATCTTGCCAATCCGCAGGTGAATAGCTTGTCATGCCAATTCTTTTTCTTACAGACTCTATAACTCCAGCAACACTAACATTAAATACTTCTGGTGCACCTCTTGGACTTACAGCTCTATAGTTTTTGTCAACTATTTCCATAGCTTTATACCACTCACCTTGACGACGACCAGCATTTATATTTACAGAATTACCTACACTTTTACCCATTTGATTTGCAACAAAAGGCAATCCGTTAGCTCCACCTAACAACAGCATTTCTTCAGTGTATTTGTCTGGTATATCTTTATCTACAACTGTTGCTTTTATTGGACTTGGTAACATTTTCCCAAACCAAGATTCGTTAAACCATTTACCAGCATAGGAAAGCTCAGTACCATCTTTTGCTGGTTTTGAGTTAACACTATTTAAATGTAGTTTATATTTAGTGCTAAAGTTTTTAACTCTTACTTTACCATTTTGCGGACGCTCAATGTATTTACCAATACCATAACCAAATGCGCTAGATATTGCAGTATCAGCTAATGTACTTAGTGCTGCAGAAAACATTATGTCATCAACGTCATCAGGGTTTACACCTATATCAGTTAACGCAGTTGACATATTATATGCACCACTTGTTACTGCCGCATCTAATGTAGCTATTTTTGCAATTTCTTTTGCTGTATATTTTTTACCAGTAAGTAATTGATTCGCTCTAGCTATTTGTTCTACGCCGCCTTTAAAGCCACCTTTAGCTAGTGCAAAACCTGTTGCCCTAGATAAATTTACAGCAACATATGGCGTTGCTATTGTTATAGGCAACAATGGGTCACTTACAAATGCTGTTAAAGTAGAGGCATTGTTCATAGCCTCTTTGTCTCTATTCTTTTGACCAATATAATCTAAAGCTGCAATAAAATTTTCTTCACTGCCTAGCCCATAAGCTCTTAAATACTGTGCATCTTGTGCATATAAATCATTATTTTCAATGTAAGTTTCTATTCTGTCAATTGAGTCAGGATCATAAGGCTTATCGCTTGTAAAATAATTAAATTGATTTATTGGAGCTGCTACTATGTTTCGCGTCTGTGCCGCTAGTGCTTGCCCATAACTTGTTTTAACTACATCTTTAGGTTTACCTGCTGGCTCACTGTAAACTGGAGCTAATGGAATTTCTATATCTGCCATTAGTTATTGTCTCCATTATATATTTGTTTTTTTGCATTAAATATATCTGCAATTTGTTCTACAGTATAAACTTCTTTTAATTGTGGATATTCTTTAAGATTTTCAAGCTGCGTTGGGCTTTCAAAATGTTCTAATGTTGCCATTAATTCAATAAAAAACTTTGACCTAACAGACAAATCGTTACTCATTAAAGAGCTAGAGTGTTGCTGTTTTGCAATAAATCTCATTTTATCTTTAGAGCCATCATCTGATGGAGTTAATGTCCAAGGCTCACCTTCTACAGATATACTCTCCCATCTATCAAAATCATTTATATACCCAGCTGTCCACTTAGGTACACCATTAGCAAAAGAAACTGTATCTGGTTTCCAAACTATACTAGCTTGCAATTTACTTAAACCTTGCCTTACTCTTTCTTGATTATACAAATTAGCAGATGCATCATAAGAGCCTTCTTGAAATCCTATTGCTTCTAAAATTGTACCAATTAATAATCCAGCGTTCATACCAAGTATATCTCTGAATCCTTGACGTACTTGATCTAATGTAGTTGTTTCACCAATTAATGGGCTAGTTGGGTTGTCTCTTATTAATGCATCTGTCAATGCTCCAAAAGAATTTATAACTTCCATTTTGCTTACATGCGCAGATAAAGCATACTCAACGGCTCCATCTATTGTAGGTGCAAGAACATTAGCATCTGCATTTGCGTTAATTTCTTGTGTGTAGTTTTGTATTAATTCATCAACGTATTCATCATCTATTGTAATATTTCTAGCCTTTGCCATTTTCATAGCAGCAATTAATTGATTTTTATAATTTGGACTTAAATTTCTATTATCAAAGTAACGATATAAATTCTTGTATGTTTTTTTATCGCCACTTAAATCATTTAATATATCTTGTGTTATGTTTCCATCGTATGAATTTAACTCAAAAATTGCAGTAGAGGGTAAAATGTTTTCACGTTTTGCTGTGTAATGCGCTGCTGCTAATTTATTATATGCAGCTGTACTAATTTTGTTTTTTATTCTGTCACCTTTATATGGTGTCCCATTAGAAGTTGTTTGTGCATTTGTATACTGTGCAAACTTAGCAACACCATTGTTTATATCATCTTCGTTTGTTGAATTTACCAATCCTTCAAAGTATTCAGTAACTGCTGGCATCATGTTTCCGTCAAGCATCATATCAAATAATGGTTGAGATTGTTTTAAATTATTTGCGTTGATAAAAAAGTCTTTACCAAAAACTTCATCTTGGTAAAACTGCAAGTCATCTGCTGGTACTTGACCTTGGTTTTGCATCGTTACATTAATTGAATCTAACCGCATTTCTTTTTCATATGCTTTGTTTTCATTTTCAATATCATTAAGTCTAGCAGATATACCTGCATCTATAACTTTAGGTATATCATCATAAGCATTTCTATAAGCAGTTAAGACATATTTACCATTTTCTGATAATTCTTTTTCAGTATGGTCAGATGGATTCTTTAACAATGATTTTATTTTAGTTAACTCATTATAAGAAACGCTTGTTTGTTTTGCTATTTCATTCATACGGTGCGCAAAAACATTACCCAACGTATTTAACTCTGATTGTTGATTGCTAAATTTTGAATTAATAATATGCTTTTGTGCTTCTGTATAAAAACCTACTGGATCATTTGTTGTTTGCATGGTTCTTAAATTATTTTGCGCTTGCATTTGATTTTCATCAAACACTAATGAATCTTTTGTTCTTATATGTGTAATTTTACTATTAAGGTAAGTAACTAATTCTTTCCTACCTTCGATGCCCATATCTATAATAAATTGTGCAAGCTCACCTGTATCTTCAACTAATTCGTTTTCATCAACTTGATGAGAATCTAACAATGCAGTTAATTGTATTAAATCTGGATTTGGTTTATTAAGCTCAAGTTGTAAGTTATTAATTTTTTGCTCATCATCTGATGCAAAATCTATTTTCATAGATATATGATGTGACATTAATTTTTGTTTTACTTGATCTCTGTATTCTATTGGTACATTTTTAATTCTATCTGTAATATCACTAACTTGTGTAACATTAGTTATAGTTGGGATTATAGTAGTAATAAATGAATCTACTGCGCTTTCTACATATTCTTCACGCCTAGCAGATCCGCTTTGTAATGCATTTGCTAATGTTTCTGGTTTAGTATTTATTAAAGCATCTATTGTTAATTGCCTTAATTCAAAGTTTTTAATTGATTGTGGGTTTACTAAGACACTTAGAAATTCTTTTTTTTGCACATTATCAAATTCTGAAAACTGTTGTGCCAATGATGTATGCGCTGACAATATTCTTAATGAATCAATTTTTTCTAAATTTTGTGTATATTCTGCAAAAGAAATTCCTTCACCTTTATACAACCTAACTGAACGTGCTTCTTCTTTATCTAACGATTCTAAGATTTCAGCATGTACTGAAACCCCACTTGTGATTGTTTCTTTAATTGCGTTCATATGATCATGGCCATTAGCACGATCACCCATTATAGCAGACTTTCTAATCTTTTCTATTTCTGCTGCTTTCATAGAAGTATATGTTTTATTTGCGTATGCAGTACCAGCTTCACTTATATACCGACTGAAAATATGTATCTTCGCCATCAGCATTAATCATACTTGCAACATGGCTACTTATTAATTCATTATACTCATCTGCATTTCTTGCAGATTTTGCATAATACGCACCTTGCGCTACTAATTCAGCATCAACCGATTGCTCAAAACGTTTATTAATTATCTCTTGATATGCAGCTGTTGCTTGTGTACCAAACTGCGCTGGAGACGGAAACTTAACTGGCTTATTTGTTTTGGGGTCTAATGCTACTATATCTGAAGATGATAGTGACATAGCCTCTTCAGCACCAGCTTGCCTTGCTGCTATAACATCTTTTTTATATGCACGCTCACTAAACTCGTTTGCTGTTGCAGCTACTTGTTCCCATAACTCAGCTTCACCTGTGTCTATTCTGCGAACGCCAACTGGCTTATTGAAGACTTGTGTTTGTTGTCTGATTACAGCCATGTTATTTTCCTGTAGTTAATTTCTTATTTTGCTGTGTCAATAGCACCTTGTATTCCATAGGCCATAGTAGCCGTAGCCTTTAGCATAGAAGCACGTCTTGCATTTCTACCACCACGTCGCAATGCCATAGCTTCTCTAGTTCTTGCGCTAGCCTCCATTTGCCTTTGCTCTGCAAGCCTACTAAGATCTGTAGCTGCAATTTCTTTTTGTTTTTCTAAAAATGCTTCAACTGATCTATCTGATCCTATGTCACGTCCACTAGCAGCAAACATAGCTACGTTTGTTTTTGTTGCAATATCGTACTCGTATCTGCGTTGCGCTGCTTGTTGCAGTGCTAGCACCTCGCCTTGCTCACGCTCAGTTTCAGTGTTAAATGCATCCATTCTAGCTGCATCTTCTTTAGCTTTACCTGCCTGTATTGAAGCATACGCTGATATTCCAGCACCAAGTAATTGAAAAAAAGCCATTATGTAATTAACTCCGATATTAAGCCATTAACTTGCAATGGCATGGGATCATCTTGCTCGATAGTAACTTGTGGGTTTCTACCATATCCTAAAAGCCTAACCTCTTTGTTACCTGTAAATCCAGTAATATTATTAATAGTTCTGTTATTTACCTTAATAGATGTAGAGTCTTTCACATTAAGCACAACTGTACTTATACCGCGCACATCGCCTGTTACTGGCCCATTAGCTGCTACAGTGTCTATTGCATTGGTAATTACTTTAGATGTAAATTTTTTACCCACATAGAAATGTGTATAACTACTATGTGCTGTCATAGTAATATTACCACCACTTACAGTAAATTCACCTAAGTAAACTTTATCAGTACCATCATAACCAATGACATCTACTGTACCACTAGAATATAAACTACTTACGCTTACTGTACCATTGCCATACGCAACGTATAAGTAGTTATCTAAACCTATATCATCTACAAATTCTGACAGTACATAGTTATTATTTATATCTTTTGCATAATAAAACAATCTTTCACCTACAGACGCTGTAGCTAAATAATCACCTTGTGTTGTTACTTTTGTCCAAGCTGCACGTTTTTCTGCTCTGTTAGAGCTAAACAATGCCATATCGCCATTACCCATAACCATAGCAGCATAAGACTCCTGTGTTTTAAAACCAGAATGAACAACAGCTATATCAACTGGATCTACTATAAGATGACTTGCTACTGTAGACACACCTGTAGATATGTAAGCATCCTCTGCATCTGAATATATATACTCACGCACTGCCCTACCACCACGCTCAACAAATATAGTAGCACCATCAATAGATGTAGGTAATACAAACTCAGTACCAAATGGCGTTTGTTTTCTTATCTGCGCGTTTGTAGGTGTAATAGCTTGGTTAAGATATGTAGGTACATATAGCTCATCTGACAGCGTAAAAATCTGTAGGTCACGATTTGACCTCATATATCTTATTTCGTTTACGTCACCTGTTGCTGCAACTAAGTTTATAGCGTCGGTATCGTCACCTTCTCCAACATTGTAATTAAAGAACTCACCTAATTGACTCATAAATATTGTGTCTGGTTCTGCTATTGTACCAGCAAAACATAGTCTATTTTCATGAAATGTAACTGCTGCTGGGTATCCGCGCAATGCAGAGAAAGATTGTTCATCCCATCTTGTAGTCGTTGCGTTAGAGCTAATTTTAACAAAACCACCACCATCTTCGGATGCATTTGCATTAGTGCTACTAACAATAGTATATGTATTTTCGTCTAAAATTTCTAATACTGATTTAGTTCCATTTATATTACTTGCATTAATGCCGCCAACAGCTACAGCATCTGCAACTACAATAGTAGCACCACCTGTTATCCCATGATCTATATGCGTTACTTCAATAACATTTGAACCATCTCTAGTACGCAATGGGTTTGAAACTGTAAGCCTAGTAGATAACTCTCTTATAATAGTACCAGTAGCAATTGTTGATGATGTTACTGAATCTATTCTTATTTCATTTCCACCATATCTTAATACAACATTGTTATGTTTTCCTGTTGTATCAAAGTAAGGAGAGCTAACGGTTAGCGTTCTACCACTACCTTCAGTATATGTACTTGCTGTTAATGTTTGATTGGTACTATGAAAAACACTGTATGGTTGATATGTATCTTTATTGTCATAGCTTGTATCAAAGCTGTATACACTAAGTTCAAATGTTGTAAGTGATGTACGTGTAAGCATACGCGGTGCAAACAATGGGTGACATATAAACATAACATCACCATATTGCGCGGTGTTATACTGATGTAAGTAATCTTTATCAAACGGCAGCACATTGCTTTGTGTGTCTTGTGTAATTGTAGCTACTAAACTTAAATTATTATTAGCAGTAATCCTCCAGCACAGTATATATGCTTCACCAATACCAATTATATATTCTTCGTTATCGTCAAATATAAACGGAGCTAAATATAATTCTTTGTTTGTTTGTGTATTTTTATAATGAAACTTAGCACCATGCCGCTTCTTTACAGCACCTTCTGGCAATACAATCATATTTTCTAGGCTTTGCGCAGACGCAGCATAGATAGGACTATCAGTCCTCATTACAGTATTGTCACTTATTTCGCCGTACTGAAAGCTATTCTGTGGTATTCTTACTTTCTGCATTAGCTACGCCTTTGTGCTATAAACCTTGATGTCATTAACTTGCGTGTTGTCTGTTGTTGCGAGTCAAGTCGTCTGGCTTTTATCATCTGTCTTTCAGCTTGTTGATCCATCATACTACCTAAAGAAGCATCTCGTGCTATAGATATTGATAGCATTGCAGCTACTTGAAACTCTACAGCTAGTGTAAAGTAAGAAGGCCAAGAAGATTCGCTGGCTCTGTATATATAATCTGCAACAACAACTTCTTCTGTGGTTGTATCGCAA